GTGTTGTTTCTGTCTAACTGTATCTCGGTAAAGTTATTGCCAGTTGACAGGAAGTTTTTCCACTTCACAGTCTCAAAGTGTATCATTATTTAATCAATAAATCTCTGTGTTCCGTTATCCCATTGATCCAATACGTTAAGTTTATCTTGAGCATCAGCAATCAATTCCATTTGTTCATCAACTGCTTGGACAACATCAGGATGTTCCCCAATACCAGCTGCATTGTTAATGTAAACTTGTACGTTTGCTCTGGCAACTGCAATGTCACCTTCGTATTTTTTTCTAAGTGCTTCTAAAATGAAACTCATAATTATCTCCCTCACATTTCTAAATCTTGTGCTTCTGTGTAAAGCGCTCTCATTGTATTTTTGAGTCTATCTTTACTTAGTGTAACATCTAACTGATCAATATATTTTTCCAGTAATGTCATTGTATCTTCTGTATTTTCTACAATATCATCTGATACATTCTCAGCATCTAACTCTGAGAAATCTTCTATAATTTTAACTTCGTATGCATCTGCTAAAAGAAGCCTATCTACAAACTTGTCAAAATCATATAAATCTTTTTTATTTACAACAATCAATTTTACATATTGATCTTTGTATTGTGTTATATCGTGTTTAGTATAATCCTCTTGGGTATCATCATAATATATCTTTTTAAATAATGTGTACGGATTAACTATGCGTTCTAGTTCTCTCGTATTTGTGTCAAAGATATGAAACCCTTTTGGATCTTGAAAATCATTCCAGTAAATTTCATAGGGAGTGCCTAGATAATATATTTGGCCATCGTCAGACTTGTGATGAAAGTGTCCACTAAACACAGTATCAAATCTTCTAAACAACTCTCTATCCCAACCACCTTCTGCAAACTGGCCACGATGCATTTCGAAACCATTGATTTCTAAATGTCCAAACAAAATATCTGACTTTGCAGTATCTAAAACATTCACAGACTCATCATAGTTATTAGCATTAATCCAAGGCATAAACACAATATCAGTTCCATCAAAATTTACAACCTCGGGCCCAGTATATATTTTAAATCTATCTTTACCAACCAGTTCTTCCATTGAATTAACTTCATTAGTATTTTTGTAATAAGTGTCGTGATTGCCGATAATGATGTGTAAGTCAATACCCAACTCTTTAAATTTATTAATAAATCTTTTACGAAAATCATTTGCAATTTTAAAACTTATAAACTTGCGTCTATCAACAACATCGCCCATATGGACACAAGTTGTTATTCCTTTTTCTTTTAAGGTTGGAAAGAAAATGTTTTCATAAAACTTATAAAAATATTCATTGAAATTAAGATTGTCATTACGAGCACCAAAATGCGTGTCAGTTATAATCGCAAGCTTCAAATTAATTATATCCCTTGTCTGCTACTGTGTCCTCTTCTTCTTCCATGAAGTTTTCAAGACCTTTAGCTTTTACTTTAGTTTTATTCTTAGGTTTGTATACATCTTCGTCTGGCAACATTATATTTGGATCAAATCCTTGTACAACATATTTGTTAGTGTCACCTTCATTAACTGTCCAAGATTCATAACTAACACTTTCAATCATTTTGTTTCTAACGTGAGTTTGTTTTTTCTCTTTTGCAATCCTACGGAGAAAGGCATAGTAAATAATTTGAGTAAAGTAAGCAAAGGGGTTCTTTGATTTTTCTGGGTCAAAATTACCACAGTACTGTAAACAGTTTTCAATACCGTCAGCAATCATTTCATCTCTATAGGTGTAGTTTATAAAGTTTGGTCTATATGATAAGTGAGTTGCAATCTTTAAAAAACATTCACCAATATAATTAGTTACTTGAGGTCTAACTTTATCTTCTTTAGGTAAATCTTTTTGTTCTTCTTCTGCTATTTTACACTTATTTTTCCAATCGGTCATGGCTTGAAGAAAAACTTTATTATCTACATAATGTTCTCCTTTTGCCTTTTTACCTTTTGCCATTTCAATTCCTTTTTTTCAAGTTAGACGTATACTATACTATATTGCTGTGTTAAAGTCAAGTAACTAATAAAAAAATAAAAGAGACTTGACTTCGCCAAAATAAATGTGTTATATTAGCTCTGTTGGTTGGTCAAGTTAATGATATTTAGATTTATTTGTTTTAATAAACTCCTCTAGTATATCATTAATTTTATCTCTATCAATCATTTCTTCATCATCTAAATTATCTTCAAAATCTATAACATCTTCTGGAATATGCAATCTGTTTCTTTTTTCTACAATGTTTTTATAATAAGCACCCAACCCTACTGACGCATCTGCAATTATTATAACGTGAGATTCTTTTAGCTCAAAATATTTACTTTCTGTAAACGGAGATATCCAAGCAGTAAGGTGTAAAGATTCTGTCATGCCTTTGCTAGTTTCTTCATTAACTGTTTCCATCTTTAATGGTGTTTTAATTATATATTTTTCATTGGCATATTCTTTCATTTCGCAAATAATACTTTCGCCATTTGTTAACTTAACGACTTTATAATTTGTATCCATACGCAACCTTCTTTTTAATCATTGTCTTATATTTATGTGACTACAATTTTACCTTACTGATATGATAATCAAATTGTTGTTCGTTATACAATGATATCCTTTCAGAAAAATGATTTAACGTAAAATTACGCTTATTGTTATGTGAAATATCGTCTGCAATATCATATATTAAAACGGAAACTTTATTGTCGGTCTTACGCAGTCCACGGCCAAGGCTTTGGAGCACTCTAATCCTACTTTTGCTTGGGGAACTGAACACGATATTGTTGATATTCCTAATATTAATACCAGTACTAAACGTGCCGTAACTTGCAAGTATAACTGATTTCTTTTCATTTTCTACAACTCCTCTTATTTCTTCTCTTTCTGATGTATCTGTTCCACCATATACAAAAAATGTTTTTCTATCTGTAATTGTTTCTTCTACTTGTTCGTATAATGGTTTACCATGTTTTTCAACTAACTGAAATAAACAAAGTGTATTACCATCCAAGTGTTGCAAAAGATTGACTATAAAGTTATTTCGTTTTTCATTTGTAGCCAAATATTCTAGTTCTTCTGCATATGTCATTTTCTCACGAATGTTTTTATGTTTTAATAAAATACACTTAACAGTCAAGTCTGCAAGTGTTTTCTTGTCTATAAGTTCCTTAGTGGTCACTATAGTTTCAGCAGTACCAAACAGACCTTCTAGTACTAAGCGATGCGTCAGCGTTCCATCTAGGGTGCCTGTGAGTCCAAATCTATACCTACACTGGTGTAACTTAGTCATAATCCCTGTCAATGATTTAGACTTAAACATGTGTGCTTCATCACCAATTACACACCCAAATGCTTCAAAATATTTCTTAGGCAACTTGTACAAAGATTGCCATGTTGATATCACAACATCCTTAGTTACTTTGCGATCATGACCCTGATATATCTTTTGACAGTATGTACCAGAGCTCCAACCATAATCTTCAAAGTCAGTATACATTTGTTCTACTAATGAAGTGGTAGGAACTAGTATTAGAGTTCTTAACCCCATCATTTTGTAATAACGAACTAGTGCATATATTATTAATGACTTACCAGAAGCAGTGGGAGAAAGCAACAAAGCGCGATGTCTGCTAACAGCGTGGTGTACGGCATCAATCTGATAGTCACGAACTCTAAGGGATTTTCCCTTTGACTTTGGTTTAAGAGATTTAACGAATCCTGAGACAACCTCTCGTTCAATATTTCTTTCATCTTCTACTCCATCTTCTAGTATATATTTAATTCCGTTTCTTGAACAATAGTTTTTAATATAGGATAACAACCCAACATAGATTTGTCCTGTAGCTGGTGAGAATAAACGTATCTTACCATCCCACATGCGATTTTTAAACTGAGGCATAAACTTAGCGCCAGGCACTTCAAACGTAAAAAACTGTGTAAGTTCTTGTGTTGTTGATGGGTCTAGGTCATCTAAAACTAAATGTACTTCGTTCTTTTTAGATATACGCATTTTGCAAAGTACCCTGTTTACCATAGTTGCCTCTTAATAGTATATTCCATGAGACACTTATACGTTGTTCTTGGGGTGACGGCACCCAATGTTGCAACCATGAAGGAAAAATTAATCCAGACCCCTCAATAGAATCAAACTTAACCATACTAGAATTGTATTGGTTTGGTGTATTTCTTGGCTGCAATACACTTGCAGATGGTCGTGGATCAAAAAATTGTATTGGTGCGGTATTATTAGATTTTAAATAATATACACCAGATAAAAAGTTATTTGAATGTGTATGTGGAGGGTGAACATCACCATTTTGCATTTTGTTTGCCCACATGTTTGTAATTTCTATTTTATCATATTCGTATTTTAATTTTTTTAAAATTTGGGTTGTTGATTCAATTACGCCATCAACCAAAGGTTTGAAGTTTGGTAAAAGAAACAATTGATCTTCTTCCTCTGAAAACCGCAAATTAGCTATCATAGGTTCATGATCTATCTTCAAAGAAAAAGAATGAATTGTTGTTGGAAAACAATCAAAAGATTTTACATTAACCACGTTACTATGCTCCACCTTGTTCCTTTTGTAACTGTTTTTGCTTCGTGAGGAAACATAAAGTTAGATGGAAATACAATTGCAGAACCCTTTGTTGGGCAAAACTTTTTGTCTGCTACATAAAACTCTCCACCTTCATAATTATCATTAAGATATAATAATGCAGATACTTGTGGATAACCGTAGTGTTGACCATGACTGTGATGAATATTGTCAACGTGTTTAGACATAAACCCACCTTTACTATACCGATTAATACGAAAGTCTGTAGTATGTTTAAC